CTTTCTATAGCATGGTTCCGTCGGTAATGTACGTAAATCCGCCAATGCAGTCATTGTCCTTTTTAAGCGCATCCGACCCAGCGTTACGGGCGTAAAACGTACCGTCTGAACCCATATAGGATATATTGGCATTGTTACCGTAATACGACACGGCACGAACACCCGATTCTGTTATAGGCTTTGGAACTCCCCTAATCTTTCCGGCGGCGATATTTGCTCCGCTTGCTACTTCTCCGGCACATTTTGTCGAAACTTCCATCTGAACAATGTTTCCGCACCGATACCAACGTGGCTGAAAACCAACTGCTCCGGTTGTTAGGGTTATTTTTCCAGTACCACGTTGTATATTCATCGCAATATTGTTCGCTGATATGTTTTCGGCTGATATGTTTTCGGCTGCTATCTTATTAGCATCAACTTGCGCTGTGCCTACATACATAGCACGGATATCTTGCTCAACATTCAGCGTGTTCCCGAAATAGCCATTTCCAAGAAAGTCAACTGTAAATGCATCTCTCCTATTGTTTTCGGATGCAATTCCTGAGCCAATTTTCAGCGCTTTGAAATCGTATAGATTCATTCCCATATAGTTGATTACGTCTTTTGTTCGATATTGTCCAATGTCCACGATAGCCGGATTAAATTCTATATCGTATGCGGCTCGTAGCGCTATGATATCCTTTCTCGTAATTTTTTCGCTTGTAGCAAGTTCGAAGCCGTTATAGTACTCATTACCGCTATTGCTAAATTCTTCGTAATGGAGGCTATTACCACCAACAGCCTCATTGATTGTTATGGTTCCTCCGCCTTCAAGCTCAAACCATACTCGCTTAGCTCCTTTATTATAGAAGCTGTAATTATACGAATAGCTATAGCTTCCGTCTAGGTCTATCGTTCTATTTATATCTTCTACCGAAAAAGCGATGCTGTCTGATATTTCCGGGTAGATATCTTCGGTCGGCGTAAGCTTATCTGTATTAATCCAAGTGCTGATTATTTCCGTGCCGCTTTTGAAGCTGTCAACGCTGAATAAGCTTTCTGGTCCGGCGTTTACCGCCATTTTGTCTTTTGCGATTGTTACATGCTGTTCGCTTTCCCCGCCAATGTCAATGGTCTCCCCGTAAGAGGCAAGCACTTTTTGACCGTCTCGAATCTGTACATCCTTATCGGTGAGTAGAACGTTGTTTTTCGTGGCTGCTATTGGTTTTACGGCTTCCGGTGATACCATCGTTCCGGTATCATCCGTGTTGATATAGTTATCTGCATAATTCCGTGCATCGCTAGCATCGTTCCGTGCTGTTTGGTCCTTAAGCTCCGTGCTTGACGGTCCGGTTTTATTGGTTACAGTTAAAACCGTGCTACCTGATTCGCCTGTGCTAAGGTCTACTGTTGGGCTGTATCCATCTTCTCCGGGGTCTCCTTTTTCGCCCGGCGCTCCGGTTGGTCCCTTTTCACCGGGGATTCCTTGCTCCCCTTGTTCGCCTTTGGTTTTGACCCACTTATACACTGCCGGGTCCGTTCCGGCTTCCTCCGTCAGCTGATTTACTGCAGTACCAAGGTACTCTTTCCCTTCCGGGGAAAATGAGAGTCCGTCGCCGTCGATGGTATCGGCGTAAGCAATCCATGTGTACAGCTCCCGGACTTTTGACAAATTCGCAAAACTGCTTGCTAGGCTTTCCACCAGCTCCGAAATGCCGCTGTCCTTGATAACATATTCACCCAGTGTAGCTTTCTTCGTTCCGTCGGTGACAGATGTTTCAAGTTCAAGGATTCTTCCGGAAATGTAAGTGTTCCCGGCATCGTCCACGATGTTTACACGGTCACCAATCCCTACCCCCGGCGGCAGGTCCGCAATGTCAATTTCATAATTTGTTTCAATATCCGAAATGGAATCCAGCTTTTCTTTTGCCAGCTTGTAAAGGTCAGCCTGTGAAGCCGTGTCCGAGGATTCGAATTTCTGATACAAATTACCACTGAAAGAATCTTTACTCGAATAGTCCACTCTTGCCCATTTTGTCAGCGCTTCGAGGGACACAAGGTTTCCGTCCGGGTCAATCTGATACTTTCCTTTATCCTCCTCCGGAATCTTGAATCCGACAAGGGTTAAATTGTCCTTTCCGGTGGCGTAAAGCGCCGTCGCTAGGTTTTCGATGGTGTTCTTCACTGTGATGTTGTTCACTTCTTTGTCGATGTACAGATTGATTTTTGTGTCTCTCCCTGTTTCATCTGCAATGTCAACCCATCTATCCGCCACGGTCAAGCCTTTAACGCTGAATCCATACGTAAGCTCTGCATCGAACTTCTCCGCAATATCCGCAAGCCTCTTTGTTACCGTATCGGTGCTAGTCCATTCAAGCTTTTTCGGGTTCTTCGAAACGTTGTTGTTTCTGAGCCGAAAACCTGTTTTCTCAAGAAATTTATTGATGTAATCCGCTGCACTCATCTGTTCCGTTCCGGTGTACTCCTTAGCAAGGTTGTTCAGCAGGTCTAGCCCGGAATCCTCCGATTCGAATTTGACGGTGTGGTCCAATACAGACAGCTCCGTTGTGGTAATCATGAATAGGTTTACGATATCCACATCCGCTGAATCGTCTTTGCCGTAGTAGGCTAATACATAATTACCTGCCCGGCACCAACTTTCAATGTCGGCTCTCGTGTCGTCGGTATAGGCAACGGTGCAATCGAGCGTTGCAATTCCTGTTTCCACTTCTTCCTTTTTCGTGTCGTCGGTGATAACATAGCCGCCCGACAAACTGGTTGAAGCGGTACCGAGAATTTTAAAGTTTTTATCCGCAAAATATAAAATCATATGAAAACCTCTCTGTATGTCATTGAGAACTTTGGCGCTGTTGATTCGCTCACGTAATACTCCGACGGATTCGCCGCCCACTGTTCGTATGTAGGCTGCGTGCTGTACACCGTGCCGCTTGAATTGCAGTAGACGGTCGGATTCGTGCCCGCATCCATGAACTGGTAATAGCTTGCCGGGCTTGCGTTGTACTCGGATTCGGTCGGATATACCCGCTCTTTCGCCGAATTGTAATATTCCATCCCACTATCATATGGAGTGTCGGAATCTAACTGCTGGTAGTAATCTCTTCCATAAGCTTCATCCGCCCGGCAACGCCTAATGTATGGCTGCTGCCCCGCCCACGCCGAATAGGACGTGTGAACTGAATTCGTTCCGGGCGTTAAAACTAGCGTTTCCCAGTCGTTCCCCAGCGCTCCAAGGTCCGGGCGCTTTACGCCTTCGTCGCTTCCGTGCCTCAGCATGGTTACAGTGGCGGTCTTTCCGTCTGCCGTCAAGATGTCACCGTTTTGGAATGGAATTTCTGTTGTGCTTTCGCTCGTCTTTGGTCGCCCGTAAAACGATAGATTCCTAACGCCTAACCAATCCATCGGCGGTTGCGCCTTCCACTGGTAAGCGGCAATTACAATTTTTGTGACGTTGGTATCCTCGAAATTGTAAATTGCCGGGAACGGGTAAAATTCGCTCGTGGCGCTCCCGAATTTGTAGGATATCATGTACCATCCGCCCTCAATCTTAACTGCAAGGTTGCTATTCTTGTTATCTGCGTTGAAGGTGGTCGTTTTGTCGACAACTTCATTCTGCCATACGTACTGAATAGTCGCATTCTTGCCCCGACTTGACTTATACGCTCGGATACCTGCTACTATGTCGTTACTCTTGTTCAGCGCCATGACTTCTAGCATTCCGCATTGCGTAACATCGTTGGCACTAGACCCGATGGAAAACTTGACCGATGCATCAATGCTGTAGAATTCTGCGCCGCTGGTTCCGTTCTCATCCGGCGGCAACTCCCTTGTGATTGTTGCCCCGTGCCATCCGCTCTGTGTTACGCTTCCATAACTTGATTTCAAGAAGTAGTTTGTCGGGGTCTTGTCGGTATACGTTGGGATTGTGATTGTGTTTCCGCTCCGAGAACTCAGCTTTCCGGCTGACCCTTTCGCTCCGGATTCCTTCACCTCCACCTTGCAGGATAGGTCAATGGTCCCGGCTTGAATGTCCGATACCGTGAACGTGTACGACACCTTGTGCGAGCCTTTGCCCCACGATTTGCCGCCAGCCTTGATTGTTTTTGTGTAGCTCTTGCCCGCCACCGTAAGAACCGCTTGCAGCTTTGCTTTCTTCCAGTTCTTTTTGACCTTGCCGCTGACTGAACCAACGACCGCCGTAATATCCACTGTGAGCTTAACCGAACTAGCTGTTCTTCCGGTCGCCTTGTAGTACATCTTGTATTTAACGCTCGGTGCACTTCCTGAACTGTCAGACACCGGACTTGAAACCCATGTTTTCTTTTTGGCATCCCACTTATAGCCGATAATCGCCCCGCTGGTAGTTCCGGAAGGCGTGGAATTGGCGCCATATGCTTCATAAAAACCGCCCTCGATAGGTGCGCCGGAATACCCGGTGCCGCTCTGATTCGGCTTCCATAGCTGCTGAATAGCGCTCCCAAAGTTGCCTGCCTGCGTGAACTCCTGCGATACCCTGATAGGCTGCACTTCTGCCGGCTTCTCGATGGAAATATCCGGGTCTCCAAACTGCAAGATGTGTTCGTTACTGTCAAAAAACGCAACGTATCCGCAATTTCCAAGTTCGCCCAGCTTTTCATCTTCGTTACCCTGATAACTGGTATCATCGGCGTTGGTTTCGTCAACTTCTGGCTTCGTAGTATAAAAACTTGCCTTGAATGTCGGATGCGCCGGGACCGTTCCACCGTATTCAACCATCATGGTTGTGTTTCCGTCCGTGTCCGTGAAAGATTCCGCTTCATATTCATCAACCGAATACTTGAACGGGTCCTGACAGTAGATTGTCCACTCTCCTTTTACGGCGTTCCGTCCTTCCTCGATATCGCCCTCAAAATACGGCGTTCCAACAAAGAACATATCCTCTTCATCGTGAAAGATGAACTGACTCTCTTCTCTATCGAGAATCCCATTCAGCTTATTGAAGGCGCTCCGGAACGATTCGTTATCTTCTGCGACAAGCTGGAAACCAACGACGATTTCCCGCTCCGGGTATCTTGTCGTTTTGATTTTCGTTCCGTTCCGGCTTCCGATTTCTTCTGTTTTAAGGTCTTTTTTAAGGCTTTCCCTGCCTTTTGTATACAATGTGCGGTAACCTTCGATATAAAACGACGAATTCTCATCTTCAATGTATTCTCCGTTAATCATTACCGCCTCGGAAGGTAGGGACAATAAAGTCCCCACCTCCGTGGTATCTCTGAAAACGTACACTATCTGATACCTCTCCTTCTGTTTGCTCTTGTGGTCAGTCGGTTCTGTTCCTGCTGCATAGTAGGCGCCAGTTGCTTCGATACCACCTTTCCGTCAAGCTCGGACACTACCGTGATTTCATAGTTTGCGGTACTGGTATAATCCCATGTGTCGTTCAAGCTATAATCTCCGGCAAATGCCATTCTGCTAGGACTCAGTGTAGCCATGTTCGCCAGCTTTGCAGCCATGCGGCTAATGTCACGCTTCTTGGATTCCATACCGTTAACTAAACCCATTGATAGGAATGCACCAATCTTATGGGTTATTCTTGAAGGTGAATGTTCCTTCGTCGTCTTCCGCATCTTCACGGTTGCAGCGCTTGAAGCTGCTGCCGCCGCCGCTCTGATTGCCGGAATTTCTGCACGAATACCATTAGCCAATCCCCTGCCGATGTTAACGCCTACGGTATGAGCCTTCCCGGCTTCTCCCGACATTGCGCTATTGATTGCGTGCATTCCACTTCTTGCGGCGCTTACTCCGCCTCTCATTCCGCTCGAAATGCCTGAACGAAAATTCTTACCGATGGAAGCCGCCGCCGATTTTGCCCCGGATGCTCCCGAGCTGAAAGCACTCTTCAAGGCTGACATTGCCCCGGATGCAAGGCTCTTAAGTGCGCCTAACCCTGACTTAACGACATTTACGCTTGTAACCATCTGTTTCAAGCTGGATGCCGCTTTTTTGGATTGTGAGGCTATGCCCGATACCTGCGTTTTGACTAGCTTTAGCGCTGCCGCAAACATGAGCATAACAGCCGCTACGGCAACTCCAGCTGCCAATAAAACAAGGATTCCGGCACCCGCAACGCCCGCAACGGACCCGAGAACCACAAGCACGGCGCCAGCAACCGCCGCAACTGCCACAACTGCAAGCAATCCGCCGGCTAAAGCAAGCAATCCTCCAGCCGCCGCAACTCCCGTTGATGCAATCGCCGGAAGTGCGCCCGCCAGCTTTACGATTCCGGCACATAATAGGTATACGCCGGCACCGATAAGTGCTACGCCGATTCCGACAAGCGCTATTGTGGCTCCAAAAGCGACCATTCCCGGAATAGCAAGGTTTAAGCCTTCTCCGAGAGTGGAGAAAACAAACGCTAAAGCTGCGATGGCTGCTATCATGCCAAAGAACACGGCGATTGTTGCCGGTCCTCCATTTGCTACCGTCGTTGCCGCCTGTGCGAGCACCCAAAAACCTGCGGCTACTACAAGAATTGCAGCGCCGAATACAAGGAAAGTTGTTGCAGTCTGCATAAGCTTGTTCCCTGTCTTTGCGACCGTCTCCCCTGTCGAGGATGCCGCCTTTCCTGCATTGGACATTCCGGCTGCACCTTCTGCCAGTGTTTCGCCCACTTCCTCTGTGGCTTTTTTGGCGCTCCGCTTGAAGATATTCAACCCTTTAACCGTTGTGGTCAGCTTCTTAACAAGCGGTTCGCCCATGGACCTTAAAAGTCCCTTTCCGGTTGTCTTTTTCATGATGGCGCTGATTGCGCCGAATCCCATGGCAAGCTCCGGAAGTCTAGGCTCTATCTTAATCATCTTGTTCAGACCGTTAGACACCTTCTCAATGACCTTAAGAAGGGCGTTAAGAGCCGCTGACGTGGCTTTTGCTGTCAGTTTAAGAATATCCATAACGCCTTGGTTCCGGCTAAGGGTACCAGCGAACCGTTCAAAGGAATTTGCTGTTTTTTCGAGCTGTTTTCCGGTTCCCTTGAAGATTTTCGATAGTCCACCAATTCCCTTATCTGCAACGCCCATCAACTTTGTGATTCCACCAATGGCAACATCGGAAATCTTCTGCCATGCCGGCGCTAATCCTGCTGACAGTGTAGCCGTCAAGCCGTCTGCCGCTTGCCCTATCGTCTTATAGCTTTGTGCCATCTTAGATAGGTCGCTATCCTCTGACAACTTTTCCATCGCCTTAAAGAAGTCTTCTGTCTTGACTTTGCCGTCTTGAACATTCTTAACAAGCTCTGTGGTGGTCATGCCCATTGCTTTCGCAACCTTTGACATTCCGGCTGGTGTTTGCTCAAGAATCAGTTTGAAATCTTCCCATTGAACTTTAGGTTTAGCCGCCATCTGAGTCGCCTGCATTGACAAGGTTTTCATTGCCTGCGCCGGGTTCTGTGCCGCCGCCGCAACGTTTCCGAAACCTTTAACAAGGCTTGGTGATGTTTTTCTGTTGACTGCATATAATTGCGCATAGGTTGCCGCCATATCTTTTGATGTGTATACGGTCTTTTTTGCGTAATCCTGTAAGTCTTTTTGTGTTTCCTTGATTTTCGTGTTGCCCATGCCTGACATAGCCATGTTGGATGCAAAAGACGTCCACGCACTGTTTGTATTATCCAGCTCTGACACTAGACTTTTTAGACCGCTTCCCACAACGCCAACCGCCTTTGCGCCGATTCCGGCGAGTGCTCCGAATCCGAGACCGCTTTTAATCTTGCCTCCGAGAGTTTGCGTTGTCTTGTTTGCCGCTTCGAAAGTACTTTGAAAGTTCCTATCCTTTGCCATTAGGACGGCGGTTACAATGTAGTCGCTACTGCTCATTCTTCCCTCCTTTCTTCTTTCATTTTTCTGCTGATAGCAAGGAATCTTTCGTTCCGCTCCGTGTCGTATTCCCGCTCTACCTTTTCCAGTGCCTTCTGATAGTCGTAGAACTTGTCAAACGTTTCATATACCGGTTTGGTCCGTGTCTTTCCCGCCTTTCGGCTTGCCTTAGCCATGAAGTTCAGATAGGCGAGCTTGTGAACCCACATATCTTTATCCACCGTGCTCAACTTGTGAGCTTTACATAGCAGCTCATATTCCGGGAACGTCAGCCGGTCCACTTCATCGAAACTCCGGAAGCCAAAAAACCGGAAGCAATCTTCCGTGATTTTGGCTATCAGCTTTTCAAAGGTCATGTGGTTTAATTCTGTTTCTGCTCTTCCACTGCCTTCTTGACTGCCCTGTACGTCTTCTTCGTACAATTCGCATTTGATAAAAAATCGGTCACCTTCTTAAACACTTCGTCAATATCGGTGTTCTCGTCCTCGAACCAATCATTAAGCATGGAAATATTGAGCTTTGGGGTTTCGGTTTTGTTTGCCACAAAAAGAATCTGCTGCAATGCCTCAAGGTCTCCATCAAACAGCCTTGCGATGTAATAATTCAGCCCAACATTCTCTTCTTTGCCGCCCCATGCATCCATGGAAACAGTAACCCTCTGATTCATCTCTCTAATGAAATTCATTCCAAACTTAACCGGGTATGATGTGCCGTTGATTTCAATATCGTACATATTAATCCTCCATATACCAAAAGCGGGGAACAATCGTCCCCCGCCCGCTTAAAACTTATGCTCCTACTGTAGTGTCTTTGAATACATAGGAAGCCATGTCTGCCTGCGTGTCTGTTACGGTTACGTTGCCCTTTGCGCCCGCTCCGTTGATACCAAAGGTGAGAGATACCTCGACCATGTCCTCGGCGTTGGCTGTTCTCTCAATCTCGGTAAGATACCCCTGAAAGTAAGTGCCCTTGTACTGGTTTGTCTTACTTTCAACTGGTTCATCCATGTTTGCTTCCCATACTTCAATCAATTTGTCGTTATCCAATGCAGATTCAAGCTTGTCCAGCATGGTGTCACCCTTTGCCAGAATGGAAGTGCACGTGATTTCAACCTCCGCTGTTGCTGGGGTACGAATAGTGCCGTCCTTCGTTGCTGTTGAATCCGCATCCTTCGACTTCGTTCTGCCGTTCTCGGTTACAAATGCAATCTGCTTTGCTGCTTCCTTCGATGCATCCTCAAGCAACCGGTAAAGATAAATGATTTTCTTTCCTGCAATCGCTGTTGCCATAATTCTTCTCCTTCTTTAGCTGTAGTAATATTCTGCCTCGATAATTGCGTGCATTAATGGTTCCGCCGTGCTGTTGTCTGATATGATTTTCTGACTCAAGCTCCGCAATGTGTAGCCCGTGCCGCCGTACTCCTCGAACTCCCGGCAAACCTCCATCACTTCTGCAGCAATCCGTGAGAGCGTGCCTCTCTTTTTCAAATTGTTCTGCCATACGTGGATGTTTTGCGATACCGTGCCGATTCCGCTTCCCTTAACCATCATATCCCGCATCGTGTTATCTGCGAGATACACAAAAGGGTATGGCGCATCCTCAGAAGGCATACCGCCGTCATACACGCTTAATCCGAGTGCTTCAATCTTCATTTTCAACCCTGTAAAAAGGCTTTGCTGTGCATCCATCATTTAAACAACTTCCTCAAATCTCTCACAAACTTCTCTCCCGCTTCTCGTGCCGTCGGTTCCATGAATGGCTCCGGCGGCATGTTCCGGGTACCGTACTCAACGTAGGCGGCGTGTTCGGCTGTTGTGCCTATTCCAACCGCTAAACCTTCTTCGTATAGGTCAGTTTTCAGATTGTTTTTAATGTTTCCGAGAGATTGCTCTACTCCGGAATAGCCACCTGCAAAAACTCCGCCCTCACTTGCTTTCACGGCGTGCTTGCTTGCCGTCTCGATAAGGTTTTTTTCTTGGTGCCGGACCACTCGTTTAATGTCGTCCAGTGTGGCGGCTTTTTCTAAGTTGTCCTGCAGCTTGTCGAGACCTTCCCATTTAATATCAACGCCCATGCTGTACCTCCGAAACAATGAACGCTTGTTTGGTGTATAAGTCGATTCTCTTGTCCACCTTGTAGAGCTTTTTTCCGATTCGAATATAGTCGAACGGCTTCTCATATTTGTTTTGGAGCCGGACCGTCAACGACTCCTGCGGTATACTGTCGTATACCATCCGAATCATTGCGGTTTCTGTTTGGTTTACTGAAGCTCTAGCCGGAACCTCGAACACTTTCAGACGGTCATAATCGCCCGTTTGAGCGTTGTAATCTGACTTTTCGATGCGAAAGTACACCTGTGTACCAAATCTCATATAAAACGAATCCTCCCCCTTCTTGACGTGCCTTTGTTTTCATCAATCCACGCCTGAATGTCGCCTTCATACGGCGTGAAGTCGTCTCCGCTGAAATTGAGTGATTCGCCCTCGACGGTATGGGAAGAAAGCCCCTCTGAACCAATCCGGTTGAATCGGATGATGGATACCTCCGTCACGATGTAGGACAGCTGACTGGGCACTTCATCAGTGCCCAGCTTTACTTTCAATCTGTCGCTTGTGATATCCATAATGGTTTGCAGCTTCTTCCTCTGTTCGTCTCCGGCATCTTGCATATTGAGCAATTCTAACAAGTCTTCCATGTCGTGCCTTTCCGACTACTTCGTCCTTTTGCCTTTCACGGTCTTTGTGTTGCACTCCTCGGTGTACTCAATCAGTGGAAAGCCCGGCTTGTTTTTAGAACCCGCCAGCTCTTCAATTCTGCCCTTGTTCACACGCTTTCCAGCTCGTGGGAACTCGTCACCGATTTCGTAAATGTACGGAATTGAACCGTTCTTCGTTTCGGTCACATCCTGTGTGTCGGCGAACCGATGAATAACCACATAACCCATTACTTACCTCCTATGCTACCGTAGCTGTAACCTTTGCAACCGCCTTCTTGTTAGCCGGGAGAATGTACTCACCCGCTTTACCGGCTCCCTGCAGTGCCACGCCGTCGAAATCCTCGGATTCGATGGTTCTAGCAGTCTGAATGCCGGTGAACGCCTTACCGATTCCGGTGATATAAGCGTAAATGCACTCGTTCTTCTGGAACATTGCATCCGGAATCACCTCAAGCTGAAAACCCTTGAAGGTGTTCACTGTGTTGTTGTCCACGTTAACAGAACTACCCTTTGCTGTAGTCATGAGCTTTGAATCAACAATGATGTTCCATACATCCGGCGTAACCTTTGCTACCTTTGTGCCAACAGCCCCAATGTTCACAAAGTACTTTGCAAGGGCGTTGAATGCCTTTACAACCTCTTCTTCGGTGATTGCTGCCGCCTCGATTGTCTCAGCGGCGCTATCGGAAATGAACTTTCCGTGATGGGTATTGAACTGGTTCGTCTTTGCCTGTGCCTGCAGCTCAAGACGGTCAGCCACCGCCGTGTCGAAGTCGTTGTTAACCGTGTTCCGGTCGATTCCTTCGTGGAAGCTCCAGCCCCAGCTGTAAGGAACATCCGAATTGGTATAGATAATCTCGGTTCTGTTGCCGAATCTGTTGGACTTTCCCGTTCCAGTTCCGAATGCGGTGTTCTCCTCGGTGTTGTAAGTGCCTACCGCTACCGGAATGTCGGAAGTCTTAACGCTGAATGCGGTCTGATTCTCCTGAATTCCGTCCAGTGCCTCGATTCCGCCGCCGAAAAAGTCTCCAAAGTACGCTCGGGTCTGGTATACCGCCTGCATAAGGTCCTTAAACTCCTTGGTATAACGTCTTACTGCCTGATTATTGTTTTCACCTGCCATGATTTACTCCTTTTACTTCCTGTACTTTGCAATCCGCTGTTCAATTTCACTAAGCGGTTCCGACCCGGTGTAAGATTTCGGGGTGGTACCTGTCGCCCTCTGTCTTTCTCGGATTTCCACCTGTGCATTGACCAGCTTCACGAACGCTTCCACCTGTGCTTTTGTGTCCTCTGCGGTTGTGCCTACGACCATGTCCAGAATGTCCTGTGTAGCATCCATGCCCTGCTCCTTGAGAATCTCACCGGCAACCTTGCCCAGTGCGATTTTCTGCAGCTGTGCTTCCATTTCCGCAATTTTGAGGTCCTTCTGCTCTGATTCATAGGCGGCTTTCTGCTCTGCGTTCATTTTCGCCAGCTTGACCGCCTCCGCTTTGGCATCCTCGATAGCTTTATCGGTTTTTTCGCTCCATTTTGCGTACTTCTGACCGATGATTTTATCGAGGTCTTCATCCGAATACTTCTTTTCCGGCTCAGCTCCACCTTTCGGCTCGGTCTGAGTGTTCGGCTCGGTTTTCGGTTCAGTGTTTGCGCTTGTGTTCTGATTGTTCATTTCTTCTGCCATAATTTCCTCCATGTGTTTTACATCGCAATGCTTGATATTCCATACAGTTTAATGTCGTAAATGCTTGGACACACCCGAAAAAGGGTATATAAAAAATCACCCTATAATGAGCGATTTTTCTTCAAAGGTATAATTATTAAGCTTGCATTTCGTGTACTAAAAAAGCACCTAGACCGTAGGTGCTTTAGTTAAATACTTCTCTCTTATCTTTTTCTTTACCTGTTCATGAAATTGTCGATTTTCTTCTGGTATCGGCGGCGCCTCTTTTCCAATATCCACGGAATCGTCCATATATGTGAACTTTCCCTTTTCGTTAATTTCCATATCATCACCTCTTTTTTACGGTAAACGCACCCGAATCATATACTTCATTTGTAGCATGAATGTTTGCGGTTTTAGAGTCATATATTTTCTTGTAGTAATTATACGATTCTTCATATATTTTTTCAATATCAATATTTTCGTTCAATCCAGATATTTCGTATACGCTGCCATCGTGCCCAACTGCAATAACTGACGAAACGTTTTTATCCTTTAGTCTCAAAATATCGGTATAAGAGGGTCTGCTTCCGTTCGGATGATTGTGAAGTAGCACTATTTCTTTAGGATAGGATTCTATCGCTTCTAGTTGCTCTTTCGTAAGTACTAGTTTTCCGTCATCTTCTGAGTCCGTAACTTTCGTAACCACTGCTCCTGTCCTTCTGTCCAACACAACCAAATCTTCTTGTCTCGTTCCATCTCTGTGTTCAAGAATCTTCATTGCTTCTTGATAAATGATTTCATCAACCATCTTTCTTCCTGTTAAGTTTTCGAATTTGTCATGAAACGCTTTTGAATTTACCAGTTCCCTATCAACAATATCTCTATCGGTTGGGCGACTCTTTTTGGTTATCCTCGTCGTTTGTCCTAAGAACTCTGATTTATCATCTGAATTTCCGAACGAATCCAACCATTTCTGATATTCTTCTTCATCCTCGTATGGCGCCGTCCGGCATCTGCAATTCGGATGCATAGGTGGCGCATTCTCTGCCGGTTGAAAATCCGATATCTTGAAATGCTTTTTGTTTAGGGCGTTGCAGATTTCACATGATGCCGTGCCGTATGCTAGGAATTCGAACTCTTCCCATCCGTTCGCCTTGTACGAATCAATCTGAGCCTGTGTCTGCACCCGGACCATTTCAGTTCGAACCAGTCTCATTGCTTCTCGTGCCGATACGCTGAAATCCTTCCGAATCTCCGCCGCTAGGCTTTGATAGCTCTTACCACCAATCAAGCCCTTTGTGAGTATCGTGGATAGCTTATTTCGCAATGCTTCCTGATTGCTCCATATGCGCTCGCTGAATGTGGCATTCATGAAAGACTGCCCCACTAGGCTTTTAGCTCTTTCGGATGCACCTTTAACGCCATTCCCTAAGATTCCCGCTTGCCGTTCGAACTCCTTCACGGCTTCCTCGGTCAGCTTTTCTCCGGTCAGCTTCTCTAGGTCGTCGAATCCGTCTATCATATGCAAGCCGATATCCGCTTTTAAAAGCTCCAGCCGATTAATCCGCATAGTTGCATTGTAGAGCCTCATCAGCTCGTTTGCCTCATCGCTGAAATCACGGTCTTTAACCAGTTTTGCAGCCCTTGCCTCGAACGCCTTTACATCGAACTTCGACACTCTCTTTTTGGCTTCCGCTAGGCTGATTCCCTCTTTATCGGCGTACCTCTGATAGAACGATTCAATTTCCTTTTGAATTTCTGGGACCATCCGCTCGTAAATCTGCTGAATTTCGGCATCGATGTTTTTCATCGTATGCTCGTTTACAACCGCCTGTCGGTCTTCTCTACTTCTCCAGTAATCCCGGTTCTCCTTCGTTTTCGCCAGAAATATTTCCTGCGTTGTTTTCGCCATTTACTGCCCCCATGGTCTGCTGATACATGCTCAACTGCTGCATCTGCTCTTCTTCTTCCTCTTCCATCTTTTCAATTTCCTTCTTAACGTCCGGAACGATGGAGAGCACGGATAGCTGCGTTTCCTTCGACACGATACCTTCAAGCTGTGAAGCGGTCTGTGCTTCCTCTTGCAGATTCTTTGGAAGATTCCGGGTAAACTTGATATCGATATCACGCCACACCTCTCTGTCAGCCACGTTGGTTGATAGACTTGACCATATCTTGAAGCGCTTCCTTAGGCTCTTTTCTATCTTCCGGTCAAATGTCACGGCAAGATTGCTCATCGCCTGCAACTTATAAGCCAAAGCTACACCGGAGCTTGCGTTTCCGAACTGTTCATCTGAGATGTTCGCAACCATAGATATCTGATATATCAGATTTTCAAGGCGGTTCAGCAGATTTTCCTGCGTTCCGTCTGCCGTTGGTTTTGTCATGAACTGAACCAGAATATCCTTTGCGTTATCCGTGCCGTAAAGGTTAATGATTCGGTTGTCCCGAATGCGGTACACGTCTTCATCGTCAAGCTCGGACCCAATTACAGCCAAATAAGCCTCTGCAAAAGCATCAACATCATTTGCCTTCTCTCCCAGTGTCCTGTTGTACGTCTCCACCAGTCCAGCCACTCCCTCAAAAAGTCCGATGCGCTCCTCGTTAAGTCGCCACTCGACACATGGGATTAAGCCGTATGGGTTCTCTTTCCTATCAACGATTTTTCCGTTGTCAAAGTAATAAAGCGTGTCTGCCGTGGCTGCCATGCCGTAAAGCACGCCATTGTTCACGCCGTCCACCGTGTGCCGCCCGTACTGAATCATCATCAGTGCCCGGCGCTGCACCGTATCATCGACGACACAAAAAAGGTCTTTCGGATTATAGGCGACCACTTTTGTGTTGGTGTCTTCGTCCTGATAGAAGAACTCCCATGCGTGCCCATAGATGCAGCACATTTTCGCCATCTCTGAATCATGGTCGTTCATTTCGTTATTGCGGTAGAATTCTGCCAGCCGCTCATCCTCTGAGTCTTCCGATGCTGTGCACTTAATCGGTACGCCGTAGGCATAGCCTAGGAAGGTGTCTGTGATGTACCTAGGGAAGTTAACTGCCAGTCTGTTGTCGGGCTTCCAATTCTCCTTTTCCGGCTGTCTATATACGTCGTGAAACCCCTTGTATAGGTTTTCAAGGTATTCATAGCGCTTGAATTTGCTCTCGTGCTTATTGATGTACCCCTCAATTAACTGAGGCGTGATGTGCTCCAGTATTGACGGGTCCGCCGTGATTGGCTTTGGTAATTCGTATGGTCTTTTTGTATGCATTAGATTCCCTCTTTGAATCCCTTAACTTTAACTTTTTCTTGTCTCATAATCGTATAAGTGAAATATCTCATCGCATCCATGCAGTGGTCGTGCTCTTTCAGCGGTCTATCCTCTCCGGCATCCGCTGACTTCAAATCCCACATATAGGAGTGGAACTCTCGAATGGTATTCACGCAATCGGAAACGAACATCAGTTCTCCTCTCCCAAGTGCGGTTGACGTGTACCGTATTCCGTCCAGCACGTCGTTCATGCCACGCTTGACCGTGTAACCATTCTTCCTGAGTTCTGCAATAAAAGAAGTGGCTGACGGGTCAACGATAATCCTTTTCGGAATCGTGCCGTCAAGCCACATCTTCATGTCTTGAACAAATTCTGCATCCGTTTTCTGCTTTAGGTTTTCCCGCCCGGAATAGCAATACTCACGAATGCATGTCCATATGCCTTTTATTTTCGCCCACATAAGGAAAACAGTTGCATTCTGTATTCCATAATCGCACGACACGTAAACGTCGCCCACGGGCTTATATTTCTCTTTTGTAACGTGCCTGTCTTCACTGAACATATCATAGATAATGCCCTCCGCTGCTACCCACTCTCCGAGGATATAGCGCCTGTAGAACACGCCTTGATACATGCTCCGGTATCTATTTTTGATATGCTCCGATAGGCTGCGGTTGTCGTCCAATTCGAAATGCAGATACAAAAGATTCTTTTCTTCCTTCCGGTCTATCCAGTTCACCTTGAACCAGTGGAACGGGGTTGAAGGGTTGCAGTTGAACCACCACTTAGAACCCTCTACAGAACAACGTGCTGTTGCCTGATTCACGAATGATTCCGGCATCAGTGCCACTTCGTCGAATAGGACCCCCGCAAGCGTTACGCCCTGAATAAGGTTCTGCGAGCTTTCGTCTTTACCTCCGAACAAGTAGAAGGTGTTCACGTTGTCGCCGTGCCTAATGGTCCACTTGTTTTCGAGGCGGCTCTCTGATATTTCATAGCCCATATCTGGTAAAACATTCTGCATCGGTGAGAGCACGTTTCTTCTTAGCGCTCCTAATGTCTTACCACATATGGCGAACTGCTCCCCTTCGAATGATTCCATCGCCCACATAATGAAGCTTGTTCCCATCGCTACGGTCTTTCCGGAACGGATGGAACCATCCGCAATGATTCCGTCCATATCGGAATACTTGCTACCGCTGTTCCACCATGAGAAGATGTTGAACTGTTTCGGGCTTAGTGGCTGCCACTTGAACATTGCTCCACTTCCTCAACTGCAGCGTTCAGTGCCTCGATGAATCCGTTGTCCACGGCTACATCCATTCTCTGTTCGTTGGTCGGTCTGTTTCCGCTGGTATCCCTGATGAATTCCGCCGCTCTGATATCACCTTTCAGCGCCTTCTGCGCCTGCTTCAAGATGATTGCGTCCTGAACCGTGATATTCTTCCCATTGGCTGCCGCCATGCTCTGAATGTCTTCAAGGTCGGTTACTGTTCCATCCTTGAGGGTTAGCTCCAGAATCATTTCGGCGGTCTCTTTCATCGCCTTTCGCTCTTTTCGTGCTTTACCCGATTTGACGCCGCCTTTTTTGCCTCTTTTTCGTGCTTCGCTCGTGGTTGGCGGCTTTAGATTTTCTTCATTTGCCATTTATTTCACCTCTATCTTTCTTGGCTTGTATATTTTCTCTATTCTTAACAAATTTTTCGTCGCCGATTGCGTATTTCTCTTAGGTTTTTCGGCGACGACTTCGAAAAGCTCTTCCGGCATAGAGTATTCTGATATGTATACCGGAACGCTCTGCCTTGTACACCATTCATAGAATGGTTCACGGTCAAATTTTGACTTGCTGTACCCTTTTACGCCTTTATATGGCGGGTCGCAATATATTACCGAATTATCCGGAATAATAACTTTTGTATAGTCTTCTCTACTTGTCTTAATCCTGCTTGTTTCAAGTCTTTCAATTTTTTTAAGTCTTTCGAGCCCTTCGAGGCTTTGAATACGGTCTGGTATATTTTTTTCGCCCATACCGCAAAATTCTTTCCACTGTCTCCGTGCCTCCTCTGTACTGTCAGAAAAAATCATCTTCCAGACAGGTTCTAAGCACATTTCTTTCTCTTTTGCGTATAAATACGATTCTCCGTCATTGCCGAAACTCCATATCCATTTGATATATGGGTCTGTCTCTTTATTCTCATTAAAAAAGTCCCGACTTATCCATCGAGACTCGGTCTTGTATTTTCCCTGTGTTGCATCTATGAAAAGCTCTATTCCGGAACCTTCCTTGTCGTTGGCGATTACTTTGTCCCACTTTCCCGATTGCAATGCGCAATCTGTTATTGCACAACCACCTGCGAACAAATCGACTAATACATCCGCTTCCGGCAAATTTTCTATTATCCATTCGCCAATTTGCGACTTGCTCCCTTGATATGGAACGCCGTACTGTTTGCGTGCCACACTTTCGCACCTCCCTTTGTTTTGGCATTATAAAAGGGACCCCGTTTAGAAGTCCCTTTCACGATTGCTATTTGCTTTTCTTTTTCTCTTCTTCGTCGTCCTCTTCATCGGCGAACTCTCCGAGCTTGTATTTCTTCCGTAACTCCTTAGGAATGTAATCTACCGGCTCCGAATACGTGACTTCTCTGTTCTTTTTCATTTCTTACCTCCTTATAATCCAAAACGCTTATCCAATGCGTTTACAATGGCGATACTTTCCCTTTTGGCTCTTCCGCCGTTGCAGTAAACATCCGTGAACGCTTCTGCGACTGCCTCCGCATTGCTCACCGTTGCATACTTACTGATTTTGGATGCCATTTTTACGACACCTCTATGCCCCGTCGTCTGTCTTGCTTCTTTAACAATTTCATCCGCCATGGCATCCAGTGACTTTCCGTGCCGCCTTCCTGCCGCTTCCGTCAGCTTGTGACCGTATTCATGGGCTGCGACTGACTGTAAGCCTGTTTTCTTGCCTCTTGGTGGATGATACCCATCACTTATCGCTTCGTCTATTACTTTATCCATTTTCTTTGAATCCAAATATCTCTTGTTAAGAGCGATTCCACCGCCACCATCAAAGAATCCGAGCACGCCGGATTTGCTTTCTTTGAGTGTTGCTGCGCTCAAGTTGTCAATGTCTTCTCCGTACTTGTCGTGCACGTCCTTACCAACAGATAACACTTCGTCGATTTCTCGTGGTTTTCCCTCTCTCATGCTGACAAGGTCTTCTAGCCCCGTTATGTCGCCAGCATTCAAACCGCCACCGGCTAATCTTCCGCCTCCAGATGCTCCTCTACCACCCATATTATACCACATCTCCCTTCTGTTTCATTCGTTCGGTTGTCTTGTTTTTATAATAAATTACTTCCGTATCGCCATAATCATATGGAACTTTACCACCGTACACCAACAACCTTTTCGGCTGCAACCTCAGCAGCATTTCATCCATTCCATCCTTCCACACTCCAAAGTTGTAATCTTCTTTCTTGATTCCGATTGTTGAGATGGACAGTGTAGCTCTCTCCGGCAGCCCGTCAAAGCAGAAGTCAAAACTGTTGTCTCTGCACCAACTGACCGTTGGGATAACCGTTATCCCCCTTCGTTGTGCCATCTGACCAATAAGCCTGCTCCGGTACGTGTTCCATATCTGCATCGCAATAGGCATTTCCATATACAAGCTGAAATCCGGCGTTAACATGCAGTCGAAATTGGATATCTTATCTAGGTACTCATCCGGACAATTCCATATGCGTTCGAATTGATAATCATCAACGTAAAAGTGTACCCCGCTGTCATAGTCGTTGCTCGTTAACATGTAATTGAACGGTATCAAGTCCTTTGGGGCATAATCTACCGGGTCCAGCCGTGGAATATCATAGTCGCCTACCGCATTGACCCGGTCATATTCAGATAGGTTGTAAGCGTTCCCGGTCCGTTCTCTTTCGTTGTGTTTTTCTTCCGGCTCTTCATCTTCTTCATCTTCTTCATCTTCCGTGAAGTCGAATCCGAAATCATCCATATCAATATTGAGAATTTGGTTCAGCTCATCGTCCAGCAGCTCAAAGTCCCATTCAGACGATTCCGAAACCTTGTTATCCGCAAGCCTATAGGCTTTTGCTTGTTCGTCTGTTAGGTTGTCAGCTACTATCACCGGGACTTCTTTCAACTTTAATTTTTTCGCCGCCTTAAGTCTTGTGTGCCCGGCGATAACAACCATATCCTTGTCAACAACAATAGGCTGCTGAAATCCGAACTCTTTAATTGAATTCGCCACAAACTCTACCGAATCATCATTTCTTCGTGGGTTTTTATCGTATGGCTTTACGCTTCCGGTCTTGACATATTCAATATTCATATGCCCTCCATTTTTGCATAAAAAAACCGCCTCTCGGCGGTCGCTCTCGACTATTCCTTATAATTTTGGAGAAAGGTCTTTTATTTACACATACATAATAGCATGAAGGGGAGTATCATTTGGTATCATGATTTGTAATTTCTCTTCCGAACCTTTCCAACGCTTGCCTCTTAAGACGTTTTGTGTGCGATTCCGAGTAGTTTAACTCTTTCGCCGCCTCTTCCGTGCTTTGCTTAAGAATGTATCTTCGTGTCAAGACGTCCCTATAAGTTGGCTCGATTGATTCAAGCTCGGATATTATAGCTCTTTTGAGCTGCACCCAGTTAGAAGCAACTGTTCTTAATCGCTCCTGCTCTTCCAGCAGCTCCACGACAGCCTCCTCCATCTTGTTACCGGTGACAGAATTCTGCACCTTGTCGGTAATATTCAAGGACCCGCAACATTGAGCTACATTCTCCAGTTCTTCTATCCGCTGCATACAAGATTTGATTTCCCATTCCGCCTCGCCCAACTTCCGGAGCCGTGCATCCGCAATTTGTGCATATTCTGTCATTTGTTACCTCCTATTCTATCGTCCCTATCTCATCACGATTCGCCCGCATGTACATTTCAACCGCAAACTTGATATTGTCGTAGTGCTCATCGCACATTTCCAGCAGCCACTTGAGCTGACCGAGCGGCATCCGAACCGCATTTCCATTTTGGAAGATTGCCACCTCCTTGTCACGGCAGGCAATCGTAACGTCGCCATCGTCCAACGAATAGATGAACGAGCCATCTAATCACTTCCGGACCTTGTCGGTGCTGATTCTATACCTTCTCATATCCAAATTCCTTTCGAGAAATTGTTCGCTTCAAGCCATTCATCAGCCTTCTTTTTCGTTGCTTCCGAGATTGTCGTGAGCGTAAACGCTACCTTGCACATCGAAGCCATTATTACCTTGTCGCTTTTCGGCATCGGTCTGCCGCCGTAAACGTTATCCTGATACATCCGGTAGAACGCCTTGTATTTTTCAACATCCAAGCTCTCTACTACTTCATGGAAATCTTTTTGCCACTGGTCAATAAGTTTTCTATCCATAACATCCCCTTCAATTCGATTTACCTTGTACGCAATCAGTTCGTCTTCGCTCATTAACCTCCTGTTGTAGTCCTGCGCAATTGTCATGGTGAGCTCCGAAAGCTCCTTCACGGTCTTAATAGGCTGGTTTTTAAACACATGCTGTTCAAGTGTCCTTCTTATCGTTTTCTTTCTGAACATTTCTCTCCTATAATCCTTCCGTCTGAATCGTAAATGTAGCCTTCCCAGTATTGGTAGTTGCGGTGGAATGTTGAAGTGGGTATTCCTGCCAACTCCGCCGCAACCCTCATAGGTATTCCCCTACTCTGCATCCAGTAGCACACTCTCAACTCCTTGTGATTCGTCTTCTTCCAAGTATCTCTCCGCTTTTGTTGGTTTAACTGCTTTAACAACAGCTTCTGAAATTGCGACAAGGTCAAGTCGGCGGACTTCCACCACCGGAGCGCTTCCGTGAGCAATGTCTTCCACAATGTGGGTAATGGTGTTATAAAGCTCGGACTTAACGAATGGAATCGGAGCTAAGTCCTTTCCCCACTCCTCGCCCGCTTCCTTGTGAATCAACCGCTCACGGCTAAGCTCGAGAACATCGTAAAGGTCTCCACTTTCCATTACTACATTAATTTCAGCTATTACACGCACGCTCCCGCTTTTGAGTTTGCCAACCCTTACCACTGCATTGAACGCTTCAATCTTGTCAATGCTCACAACTCCAATATCGTTTACTTTCAAAAATCTAATCATCTTCATCCTCCACTAATTCGCAGTACTTCCAGTGGTTGGAACTGTCATCAGCCGTTTTGCTAGTCGCTCCATTCGACCACGCCTCATACTTTTCTTCTGGGTTTGATTTGTCAATTCCTTTGAAATAGCGTAAATTCCACTCGCAGTACTCGTAATCTCTCACCCTTACTAGCGTATCAACCGGAACAGAGTCCCAGTCGACTTCGGGTTTTTCGGGTTCTTCGCATTCTTCGTCAAGCCATAACCAAAACAACACGTTGCACCAAGCACAGGAAACAGTATTACAACTGTTTCGGGCAATGTCTTCGTAGAGCCGTGGGAGCACGTATCTTTTTTTGAATATGCAAAAGTTTCCTTCCTCCATGGCTCTCGCCAATTCCATAATCGTTTTTTTGTATTTTTCTCTATTCTTCATTTCCTACCTCCTTCATACCTCTGACACATTTGACACATTCCGATTCTCGTTCTCTATAAACCTTTTCCAGCTCATCGAGCATTACCTCAACTTTGTGGTAGCCTACCAACATTCCGTAATGCAGTGTCTTGTGATTCCTTCTTCCAGCAAATTCTTCTTCGGTTTCTCTCGCCAAGCGTTCTAATTCTGCTCTCACATCATCCATATCAACCCACATAAGCAATCCTCCCCATGAAAACCAGCACCATCATTAGCACTCCAAGGCACGCAAAGCCGAATTCTAAAGCATCAACAAACACAGTTAGAAACGTCCTCGCACTAGACCGCTTCTCCGGTTCGAACAGTTTTTCGCCGTGCCGCATAATCTCTAACAGCGTGCACCAGCTCACCTCGCCAACTATTCCGTCCTCAATCATGATTTCCGCCGTATCTTTAAGCGATTCCCACATCATTCTGTATTTCAACTTGTCGCCTCCTAACACTCATCTAACACTTATTCTTTAACTAACTTATAACTTCCTAGCACGCTTCAAACGCTTATATTTCAAGGTTTGTAATTTTCTTAACGTAAGAAGCTCTAAACAAGCATCCTATAACATTTCCCATATCATCGGCTACGTAATAATAATTTTTCATTAAATATAAATTTGGGTCTGTTTCGTTACCAGTTTTGTGTAGAATCCCGACAAACTCGTCTTTGTCGGGCAAATTCACACACACTTCTTTCCCAATCAAACTATCTAGCAATTTTCTAGTTGCCATGCTATACCTCCCTGATTCTAATTCCGTACTGATATAACATCAGCTTCCGCTTAATGATATATTCCTTCGTCCGGAAGCCTTTAACGTCCTCCACGACGGTTTCTCCTGCCTCATCGTAGACGAAATCCGCCTTATAGGAACACTCACGTTCTACAACCTCCCCGGTTACTTCATCACGTTGCGTTGGAATGAGCTTGAACTTCACCTGCCTCCGTAGGTCATAAATCTCTCCCGCCTTTTCCAGCAGTCTAAGTTCTTTGTAACGATTTGCTTCCTTCTTCGAATCGAAAATTTGACCGTCCACGGTGATTTTCTTGTTGTTGTACTTCGTCCAGTTATAGCTCATTCTCTCGCCTCCAAATCACCCTCTTCTTCGAGGTATTCGATTAGGTCCATGACCGCAATCAGAACCACAAGTTCGATAGAATCCTTCTTCTCCTGCAGTTCTTTCATTTGCGCTCTCAGTTCACCCCACATCAGCCCGTAATCTCGGAACATTACTCTGCACCTCCCTTCACTTCAATATCTACCGTGTAGCCAAGTACCCCAGCAATCTCAATGAATTTGTGCCACGTGATGCTTTCGCCGTGCTCCCAGCGGCAAATCGAACCCTTGTCCGAATACACCATCTCAGCAAGCTCCGGTTGCGTTACGCCTTCCGCCGTCCGCATGGTCTTAACCAACTTTGCCAATGTCGTCGCTGTTGCTTTCATTGCTTTCTCCTTCCCAGTCTCTATCTGATTGTCATGTTCTGCTTCTCAACGAGAGAGCAGCCTTCTACCGTTTCACCATTTTTCAGCGCCTTCTTTACGGCGGTCTTGTCAAGCTCCGGGTCCTTGAACCTGAGGAACTGCTCGCTTACCTTTGACAAGTCGGAGCACTCCACCACCTCGGACTTCCTATAGCTGACCGCCACACGATTCGTTTTGAACTTCTCACCTCTGAGAACGCCCTGCACGTATCGGCTCAGCGACTCCGCTTTCTTCTCGGCTTCCCTCTGCTTCCTCGTGAAGCTGTCTTTTTCTGCCTTGTATGCCAAAGCGTCCGCCTTAAGGTTCTTAATCCAGAGGCAGATACCTTCCACCTTCGTCTTAAACTCCATCTCGACCTTGTCGAGGTCCGCAAGGTTCAATACCTCCCCGGTATCTTCGTCAATTTCAAGTTCAAAGTTTGCCAGTTCTTCTGCCAGTTCGTACAGTGTTGCCATCCTACTCTTCCTCCTTTGCCCGCCCATGAAGGGCGGGACTTGTCAACCTTTGAAAAATAACCGATTTTTTGTTTTATGTAGAAATAACTTATACTGATTTATTCATCCACCTTTCGGATGATTCCCTTCTTGAGCAGCTCCTTATCGGCATGATAAGTGATGCATTCGTGCACCCTGTTCGCTCTGCCTGCTTCTTCCACGCTCGTGTCGAGGGCTCTAGCGCCGTACTTTTTGCTGCTTTTGACTTCGTCCTCGCCATCGTTCCACAGTCCGTAGGTCGGGTTATAGCTTTTCATTGGCTTCCTCCTCGACGATGGCATCCCAGCGTTCCGCTTCCTGCTTCCGGCGTTCTTTGGCGATGGCTTCGTCCTCATCCATCCAGCCACGAATCCAAGCGTAATCGTCGTAGGATTCGATATTCTTGATAGACTTATACCAACCGAATTTGTCGATATACTTTTGCGCTTGAGACGGTATCAATCTGTTCAGCTCGTCCAATTGTTCTTGTGTCAGATAGACATTATTGAGTTTTCCACATTTCAGCTTCCCGCCTATGTGTGTGTGATAACTATCCTTATCTATACTATCCTTATCTAACCTACCCTTACCTAACCTATGCGGTCCATGGGACGCCACTTGGACGTCCGCTGGACGTCCACCTTCTGCAAGCGGTTTAAGGTCTGCCCTACGGCGTGCCTGCTGCACATCCGCATCCGGTACCATCTGCAGCAGCAAGTCTTTGTAAATGCTGTCTATCTTCCGGTCTGCTCGCAGCTTGTTATTTTCTCGCCAGTCGGTGATGTAGGTCACAAGGTCCTCGTTCAACACCTTGCAAAAACCCTTTGCCACAAGCACCTTCAAGTCATCTTCCGTCGCTCCAATCTGTTTGATTGTTGTGTACGCCTCCACGATTCCGTCGTCGTCAGCGTTAAGCCCAAGGTGGAAGTATAGACACTGAGTTGAGATTGGCATCTTAAGGAATCTAGCGCTTCCGACTACTCGCTTCGAAAACATTCTTCTTTCTGCCATTGTTCACCTCCTAAAACGGGATATCATCATCGCAGTTCACGAATGCATCCGGGACCGGTTCGAATTCGGGCTGTCCCTGTGGCTTCTGCTGACCGCTGGAACCGTTCGAACCAAGGAACTGCACCCTGTTTGCGACAACGTCGGTTGTATACACCGTCTTTCCTTCCCGGTCCTTATAGCTTCCGGTCTGAATCCGCCCCTCGACGGCGCACTGTCTGCCCTTTGCAAGGTACTGGTGGGCGTTCTCTGCCTGCTTCCGGAATACAACGATTCGAATAAAATCCGCCGCCTTGCCCTGTGTAGGTCTGTCCACCGCCAGTGTGAAGCGGCATACTGCAATGTCTCTGTTCTGACCGCCGTAGGCAAGCTCCGGGTCCTTTGTCAACCGTCCGATAAGTACTACGTTATTCATTCTTTTGACCTCCTATCAAATTATCAAGTTCCCTTTTGCTCATGGTTTCGATGCCTTGAGCCTTGCATTCTTCCACGACTTCATCTATCAGTCGTGCCATCGCTTTTGTGTCGTATTCGCTCGTTCCGTAAAACGCTCTTAGGTTGTGATATCCCAGCGTTTTTTTGCACGGTCCGATATCATCACAGAACCACGCTATCCCGTGGCTGCTCCACACGTCCGAAAAGGCGCTTTTCGCATCCGCTCTGACTGGAATTACGTAGTATTGACCATATTGTCGGACGAACCACTTGTATAGCTCTACGGGGCTGTTTTGGACCTTCTCAGCGAGTTTGTTCAGAAGTTGCCACATGTAAGCGTTGGCATCCAATGTGCGCTTCTTCCGTCTCGGTTCGATTTTCACCGTGTACTCTTTTTCCGGGTCCACCTTTCCGGCATTCTCGAATATTCGCTCCAGCTCCTGCCGGTCATCGCTCACTATGGTCAGTTGAGCAGACCATAGTGAGTTCTCTAGTTTGATATCTTTAATCTTCATCGGCAGACCTCACGTAGTTTTTACCGAATATGGCGGTGAAATTTTCCGCCGGATAATAGGTTTCAAACTGTTTCTGACCCCATTCGTGCAGTTCGTCCATGAACCGCCGGTTGAAGTGAACTCCTTCCGGCGGTTCGTTGTGGTGCTTGTGGCAAAGCCAAACTGTCAATCCGTACTTTTCGGAATTCTTCCGGTTTGCTGCTCCGAACACGTGGTGCTTCTCCACGTATGGACTTCTGCATATCAGGCAACGTTTTTGCCCCTGCATGATTGACTTCATCGCTTGCCCTCCAGCTTCTTGTTCAACTTCCGGCTGGCATCCACATAGTCAGCCTCTGTCATGTCCTCGACCTTTTCCACGTTGTAATAGCCTAGGAAGCTGTCAATGTCCGATTCGGACTCTTCAAGCATCCGCTTAATCACTCTTGCCTCATGCGGCTTGATTCGTTCGTTCGCAATGCTCGGTTCTTCCGGTTCGCTAGGCTCGTTAGTCGGGTTACCCATTCGGAAGCAAACCGCCCGTGTCTTGGGGTTGTAGATTACCAGCTCCGTGATTCTGTCGCCGGTGTAGTCAATCTTCGTGACCCTGAATCGGTCAGTGCACTTACCGTCCTTGATGTTACAGTCGTCCGCATGAATCCAGATGAAGGGCGCCGTGTACAGCTCTCGACCGATTCCCCAGTTGAAGCAGGCACGCTTGAAGCTGTCGGAAGCCAACCCCTTCTCTTTCTCAGTTCGGCTTTCCTTGCCCGTGTCCTCTTTCTCAACCCACTGGTTCTTTTCGCTGTCCCAAATGGACACGATGCAGTTGGCGTTGTCTCTGCTATGGTGCCGTTGCCAATTCATCGCCCCGACGGTCTCGTCAAGGATGTTTTGGTCGCAGCGTGCGTCCTTGTACAGAAGCAGCGACAAGCCGTTCTGCTTAATATTTTGGACTCGGCAATCGATTTCATCTGCTCTAAGCTTTCTGAATTTCAGTTCCATTTCTACCTCCTAAAGTGCTTGTCTCATCCATTCGCTATACAGCGACTTGTTAATATCCTCAATGGTCTCAGTTTCTTCGTAGTCCTCATCCGTGATTACTTCCTCGCCACAGCAAGGGCAATAATGGAAAGTTGCCCAGAATCTGACTCCGAGGTAGTCTTCTCTCATTTCGCCCTCCTCGGTGACGTCTTCGTCGGAGTAAAAGGCTCCGCAGTTTTCGCATTCGTATTTCATTTTTGTTCTCCTTGTGATACAATACAGTTGGTTGTTTTGATTAGTCCATGCTTCGGCATGGGCTTTTCGCTTTAGAAAGGCAATTCTGCCCATGCGTAATCTCCGTTGTTCGGTGTCTGCCCAAATGAATGTTCGTATTCGTCGGAGTGTGTGTTCCATCCATGCAAGACTGTGTAGTCAAGCTTTGCCGCATACGTGACCGAACCATCACTCCAGAACTGGATAAACAGATATTCGCCATCCTTCTTTGGATTATCACCCTTGTTCCATACGATTTCCTTGTGAATTTTCATCTTACATACCTCCTATTAAAATCATTGCTACCATGAGCAGTGTTCCTATCGTGCCTCCGATGTACATTCCCAGCGTGTCGCCGTTGTACTCCTCAGCCGCTTCATCTTCGAGGAACGCCTTAATCTTCTTCCAGAATTTGGAATTCTTCATAGTCTGTTTCACGCCCCTTTCTGAAATCGTCAATTCTGATTCTGATGTTCCGCCCGACCTTGTAGTAAGGGATTGCATCATTCTTGACTAGCCGGTATACCGTGTCTGTGCTGATGCCCATCAACACACTGAATTCCGGTACCGTTACGAATCCGTACATATTGCCCTCCTTTCGTTGGCTATTTGTCAACACTTAGCACAAAAAAATATCACGCATTTCTGCCATCGTATCGATTGACAACAGCTCACATAACGTCTTGATTTCCGGAGCCGTGAAGCTTCTAGTTCCGCAACGCTTGTTATATAAGGCTTGAACGGTAATCCCGAGTCGCTCCGCCACATATTCCATTCTGTAGCCGCACTCCTGAACACGCTCATCAAACTTCTGCTTGTCGGTCATGATTCCCTCCTTTCGTAGACTTTTAGCCTACGTCTATATTAGCACTATGTCGACTCCATGTCAACATTATTTTAATTATTATTTAATTTTTGTTTAACTTTATGGTACTATATCAATAAGAACTAACAGAAAGTGAGGCGTTTATGATGGATAATATAGGCAAGAGAATAAAAAAAGAAAGAGAGCGGCTAGGATTATCACAGGCAGAATTGGGGCGGCTTGTCGGTTATAGTTCTAGGTCTACTATCAATAAAATCGAAAAAGGGGAACGAGATATTCCACGTGATAAGGTTGCGAAATTTGCACAGGTTTTAGATGTGAACCCTGCTTACCTCGCCGGGTTCACGGAAGCGGATATTCCGGACGGACTCAATAAGGAATATTACATCGACTATATTCTTGATTCCGACAATCCCGAGTTTAAGGCTTTAGTCGAAATGCAAAGCTCATCTAACGACCTTTGCGCAAAGATAAAAGCCTCCAACTTAGACGATTCAGAAGTTGACTATATGGATAAGCAGCTTGATTTTATAGTCGGTCAAAGGAAGTGATGTTATGCATATCAAGCAGTTAGAGCGGAATAAATATAGGGTATGGGTAGACTTAGAGCCGGACTATACCGGGAAAAGAAAGCAGAAATCAAAAGTGTTTCATGCCACATCGAAAAAGGACCTTAACGCTCAAATAGATAAGTGGGTTGAGTCAATTTCCGTCGTGTCCTCGCAATGTAAAACAGTGTCGGATATGTGTAGCGCCGTATGGAATCAGGTTATCAATAACAAATCTCAAAATACCATTTACGGATATAACGCTGCACTTAAGAGGATTGATACCACCATAGGAACGCTAGATTTGCTTAAATTAACGCCTCGGACCATTCAAGCGTGGATAGATGATTTATCGGTGAATTTATCCCCGAAAACCGTGAAAGATACCTATTCCATCCTCCGCCTTTGCTGTTCGATTGCGGTTAACTGGGAACTCTTGAAAAGCAATCCATGTCATGATGTTATACTTCCATCAAACAAGAAAAAAGAAATTCAGATACTTTCGCCGGAAGACTTCACCGTGTTCTGTTCCCACCTTGACGAAATCCCACTTGACCAAAGGGTCTGTTTTGAGCTGGCTCTTTTCGGCTCTCTTCGTCGTGGGGAGATAATGGGGATACTGGAAGATGAAATACCGGATGATGGAAGATTCTTTATCAAGCGCACTAGATATATGCACCGGATAGGAAACGAATTCGTGAAGGATACCAAAACGTCCTCCGGTGAACGCTTGTGCATCCTTCCGGCGCCAGTTATTCGTGATGTGAAGGCTCTCCGAAAACATCACATAGAGCAAAAATTGAAGCTCGGTCCGTTGTGGACCGATTCGGACTACCTAATTAAAGAACAAAATGGTGAAGCTTTCCACCCGGAACAGTGCGCCAAAAGATTGAGTCGTTACATGGAGCGCATCGGACTTGAACCGATTACCTTTCATGCTCTCCGTCACACGTACGCTTCCATCTGCATTTCAATGGGCGCTGACCCCGCAACCGTTTCAAAGCGCATGGGTCACGCTAATGTTTCAACGACACTCGGAATTTATACGCATCTCTTCGAGAAGAAAGAGGAAGAAGATAAACTAGCTTCCGCATTGGGCGAAATGTTCTCAAAATCTGTGGAAAAGTAGGCATAAAATTTCAAAATGTTACACATACGTTACTTATCAAAATAAAAAAGCCTTGAAACTCAATTGCTTCAAGGCTTTTGTTGGTGGAGATGGTGGGAGTCGAACCCGACACCCTAGTATACGCTAGTATGCACTGATTGCATAAAACCCTTACTTTTCAACAGTTGTTGCAACTAATACATACTGGTGCATACTGTTACATAGAAGAATAATGTTACACTCATGTTACATATCATCCATAGTATTCATGTAGCCTTCATCGCCCTTCTCGACGGCGTCTTTGGCTGCCTGCACTGCCCGCTCCAGCATTTCTATGTTTGGATGGTAGTTCTCTTCATCGTTCATATGGTTGAATCTGTACTGCTCCAGTATAAATTCTGCAACATAAATTCGCTCCAACAATGGGTTGCTCAAATGTGCCAACATGAGTTGAATCACGGAAGATGGACTTGACCCGTGCATTCCCGAAAATATCTGAACCAATGCCTTCTTATCCTCGATGGTCAAGTTCTCGGTGATGAGTTCATAGAGCTTTGCTATCTTGTCTGCATCCTGCATTTCTTCCAATTTGAAATCATTAGGATATGCGTACACAAGCAAATAAGGTATTGGGTTCATGCCAACGCCCCGGAACCATTCGACAACCTTTGAACACGGCGGCTCACTTTTTCCGGTCTCCCACTTCCGAATTGTCTTAACGTCTACCTGCAATAGAAATGCTAGTTCTTCTTGTGATTTCTTCGACTTTTGCCGTACGAATTTCAATATTTCGTGAATTTCCACCTTCATCTTTAACACCTCCATTCTATTGTATTTTATCACTTATCAAAAGGTAATAAAAAGGGCTTTTTTTGTCTTGTTTTCCACCCCGAAAATGGTTTGTGCTTTTTTAATGTAAGGTATAAAATCGCCACATATTACTTGTAATCATGAAAGGAGTATGTGTATGTCTAATTACGTAAATCTTATCGGATTGTTATCTCATCGTTGTAAGAACTTCTTTATCGTAAATTGTGATGGCGTATTTATCCGCTGTATTGGCGCCGATACGACATATATTCCGCTTTTCTCTTTCGTTGAAATCAAAGGTTTCCTTGTAAATACCGTGCAAGGATACGTTAATAGGACTGCTGTTTACGTTGAATCGCTTGCAGTTGTAACATGAAAAAAGAGCCGGATAACTCCGACTCTTTTTCCATAGAACTCGTATTTAATGAAAGGAGGCGCTCAATGATACCTAGAACGCATGGTAAAATTCACAGTTTTATTATACACCTCTTTCAAAGTTCATGCAAGAACATTTGTTCTCTTACTGCTTTGTAATGTCGATAGCAAGATTGTTTCCGGTGACCGCCTGACCGCCGATAACAATAGTAAGAGTCGAACTGTTCTTACCGCAGTACACCCGCACGATGCCACTTGTTCCAAGCGTGACGGTATCGCCGATTGCCTTGATGGTCTGTGTAGCATTCATTCCGGGAACGGCTGTACCGTCCTGATAAACCGCCATTGTGACGTTTCCTACCGCAGTTCCTACCACCGTAGCCGTGACCGCAACATCATAGTAGCCTTGACCGTTCAGCTCCATGGCGTTGTTCGCCATTTGGCAGCACTGACCAAATCTTCTAATTATTGTATTTGGCTGATAGGTTCCACCTTCCGGAATAGTCGCCGTGCTGGTATTCACCGCATAAATCGCACTTTTACAACTCATAATGTCCTCCTTGGCTATATGCCTTTACACCCTATTAAATAGCGTTTCCGCATCCGCAGGCACCGAACGGATTAGCACCGCTACAATAAGTAGTAGCGCTAGGGTATCTTACAACACCGCACATTGCGTTCTGCATCTGAAGCTGTGTTACCTGTGCCTGCAATGACTCAATTTTGTTCTGAGCTAACGCATCCAGAATCTTCTGAGTCTGTGCTGTAGTGTTCGCATTGATGTTCGCCGTATTGATTGCTCCGTTATAATTCACTCCGTCAATACCACGCTGGGTAATGCAACAACAGTCAGAAATTCTGTTCTGCGTCTCATTGAAGTTTCTCAAAGTCTCATAACCGAGATTTGAAATGCCGTTCTGCACGCCCATGTAATCGTTCTGAAGGCTATCGTTCAGTCTTCCCACGCTGTTCTCCAGACCGTTGAAGTTCATCGCATTGCATAATCCCGCTTCCGTCACCGGTTCAGGCTGATTCCCTCTATTCCAGAATCCGCCGCCCATCATCATCAGAATCAGTAGGGCGAAAATCCACATTCCACCGTTGCCAAAATAATCATCATTATCCTTTGTCACGGCGGCAATGTCCGACAAGCTCATGTTTTCCATTTTCTTCTCCTTCCTTCGGATAGACCGAATAAATAATTAAAATATCTTTCACTTGCAAGTGTTAAAGCTGATTGGTATTTACAATTTTGGCGATTTTTTTAAATAGGAATTTGCTATTTAATGCTGTTCATGAATTCGTTCACGTCGATTCCACGTTCCTTACAAATGGACCGGACCATTTGTTCCGCTGACATTCCCCTTCCGGATAACATACCCATTACGTTCTGCATCTGCCTTGAATCATTCATCATGGCTTTTGCCTTGTTTGCTAGGTCGCCGATTTGGTTGTTCTGATTCCTGAATATGCTGCTGCCCATTTAAGATTTCCTCCTTGAACTTTTCAAATTCTGCCTTGGTGATATACTCCGGCGCCGCTGCCGGTGTAGCTGTGACTTCCTCGAACCGGAATACCCGAATCGTCGGAAATCCTGCACCGTCCGTTGATTTGAGATAGAAGATATCTTCCGCCCCATCGAATAGTGCTACGGCACTGTTAGGGCGCATCTGATACGCTTTAGCGCCGTCAAGTCCAGTTACACGAATAAGCTGTTCGTATGGCTGCTGATAAAATCCGTACATGGCTTTTCTCCTTTCTTGTGATTTAATGATAAAAAAAAAGACGGCAGCTAATCTTTCGATTAACTGCCGCCTTACTATCACATTATTCACTTGTAAACTCCACGTTGCCGTGGGGGTAGGATTGGGTCGGATGCCTGCACTTCGTCATACTTCCGTTTTAACCGGCTGATAATCCGGTCTATCGTCGATACCGAAAGATTCAGCTCCATCGCCTGCTTTATTCTGCTCCACCCTGCCGCCCGTGTCCGAATCACGATTTCTTCATCCTCCGACAAATTAGCCTGTTCAATAAATCTCTCAAGCACTATTTTTGTCCATATTACCTCATTTGTCATTACTTCAACCGAATCCTCACATAGATTTTCCGCTTCTCATAACTTTTCTTTCGTTTCGGTCCGTAGTTTTTGGCTTTCACATCGGAACCGCCTGCCGAATACCACAGAGGATAGCCGTGTTTGCTTTTACCGGCGTATACCATCGTATGCGGCTTATTGGCAAAACCGCAGATGTCCCCCTTTTTCAGCTTTGCGTATTTCCACGATTTTCGGGGATATGCGATTTTTGCCTTCTTCCGGATGATGGAGCTTCCGGACCCGTGAATCTTTGTATCAAGCCAAATGTATTTTCCTTTCGGAAGCACGCCGATTGACTGCAAGCCAAAAGAAACATATGTAGCACAATTCGTTCTCTTGTTCTTCAAGGCGCTTGCTAGGCTCTTGCAGGCATGGTTAGCCGAATACTTCACGTGTGCCTTAATCATCTTTGCGGCGTTGGTTTTCAGTGCCGTCAGCAGCTTGTCTGCTTTTGTGCTTTTCGGGACTGAGACAAGACGGACGTATTTCTGTCCCTTTGAGTCCTTCCAGATGGTCCATCCCTTAAGTGCCGGAACGTAGATATAATAGCCTTTAATCCTTGTGGCGTGTACCTTCGTTCCGACCGCAAGGGTCTTTTTCCGCTTCGACTTGTAAGAAGGCTTGACCCGCAGGGGGTCAGCCTTGATAACAACGTAAGTCCTGTTTATCTTCCTACTTTTTGCCACGATACACCGCCTTTCCTTTACTGTTAAAAACAGAGTAGCCGTTTTTATCGGCACATTTCTTAGCGTTCTCCAGTGACGAAAAGGCGCCCTTCTGACTCTTTGTATCCTTCCATGTTTTTCTTACACGGTAGATTTCTTTACTGGGTTTCTTCTTCCCATCCTTGAAAGGCACGCCTAAGTAGCTGCACACGCCCTTTGCGATGGCTTTTCCGTACTTGTCCGGATGGTCTCTCAGTGTAGCCAAGTCGCCCTTAATGCTGCCAGTCTCCAAGATGCACGCCGTCATGTCGGTACCGTTCAGCTCAAAAAGGTCCGTTCTCTTCTGTACTCCACGGGATTTCATACCCATATCTTTTTTAATGGTCTTTTCAAGGCACTTAGCAAGCTTTTTTCCGCTTCCGGACACGTACAGCGGCATAACGCCTCTAGGTGCTCCGGAATAATCACAGTGGATAGACAAGTACATGGCAACGCCGGAATTGTTCGCCTGTCGTACATCGGCAATCATGTTTTTGTTGTTGCCATGGTCTGCATCCGACTGCACCTTTACACCGGAAGCTCTCAAATACTTGACCGCCGCCTTCGTGATGGCAAGCATCAATTTAGCTTCCGAATATCCCTTATATACACAGCCGGAATCCCAGCTTCCGTCCAAACTCACGCCATGCCCACAATGTACTGCAATCGTCTTACTCATCATCTTCACCTTCTTCTGCTTCATCCTCTTCCTCTGCCAGTTCGTAATCCTGCACCTCTTCGTCGGTGGTTTCAATGTCCGGGCGAACATTCAAGCCTAACGCCTGTTTGAACGCCTGATTCAGCCCGACCGCCGCCAGTCCGGACACTGCACCGGAAACTACCGCCGTAAAGGTCAGACCGTCTACCACGATTCCGCATACGATACCGACGACAAACAGCACCGTTGGAATCCACTTGTTATCGGTTGGCATCCAGTTTCTCATGATGTAGCCGATGCAAAGGCACATCACAACTACCGCCGGTACAAAGTAATCATTTACAATAGAAATATCCATTTTCTTCTCCTTCTCCGCTGTTTTAAGCGGTTTTTTTAATATTAGTGATAAGTTATAAGGTTAACTGATTTAAAGCTGTTAGAAGCTAAATAATGGCGCTGTAGAGCAATCCTAGCGTTCGATTAGGTAGTCCGTCAGCTCCGCTTTTGCCTTCCGCATCGCCTCGATATCGTTGCCGTCGATTCCGTGCGCCAACAGCGCAAGCAGTGCACGCTGTGTAATGATGTTACCCTCTTCAAGCTGGTTGAGTCGGTTGTAATCATTAACCGCTTTGCGCTCCAATTCTGCTATTCTCGCATCCTGTGTTTTGTTCGGCTTCCGGAATTGTTCGATTGCGCCGCATACTACTTTAATTGCCGCCGAAATAGCCACGATTGCACCCGCAAGCCAAAGGATATCCTCGGTAGTTACGTACATTCGCATGGTATCACCTCCCTTCTTGATTTTTGGCAACGAAAAAGCCACCGCATAGGTGGCATTTCGTTAATCATCTTCTTTTGCGGTCGTGACCGCCATGACCTGCTCCTGCAGCACTTCTTCCAGCACGGACACCCGCTCTTCTAATGTTCCGCCCGGTTCAAAGTTCTCTTTGTCGATTAATTCATATAATTTCTCTAATTTTGCCATTTCAATTTACCTCGTTCAATTTCCTAACCCAGCTTACTGCGTTAGGTACCGCCAGTTGCTTCGATTCATCCTCGTTCCGGAATGTGACCGTTCCGCCGGCTTCTACCGGTAGCCATTCTTGCAGGGCTTCCGGGATGGTGACGGGCTCGGTTGTCGGGGTTGCCAGTTCGTACTGCAATACAGCCCCGGATAGGTCTGCCGCAGACGTTATATTTTCGCTTTTAATGGTGATTGGACCGTTCGACCACACGCACAGCCCGGGCAGTGTTGTGTTGTTTTTCTGTTCTACAATGTCAAATTTATTAGATATTGCATTAGGGATATCAATTGACGTAGCTGGCGTTGCAATGATACCAATCAAATCTCTCGAAATAATCCATCTATACTTGTCAGAATAGGTCCAGTTGAGCGTTTCCAAATCCACCGCACCAACATTCCGCCGAATCTCTCCACCGTCTAACTCGATGTAGTCGTGTGCTGCCCTTGCTGACCGTAGCTCTGGAAAACTTGTCGGGAGTTGCGACGGTTCGAAATACTTTTTGTATGTTCCGTCTCCTTCGCCCATCTCGACGACAAAGCCCGACGCTTCTTTTCCGGTTGCAACGTCGAACATCACGATGGCAATGTCAAATTGTGCTGATATTACTCTTTTGTAGCGCCCACCACCGACACCAGTCGAAAGCGAAAAATAGTCCTTTTGACTTCCGTCTTCCGATGCAAATCGGCACTTAACATCTGATTGTCCGCACGTAGCGGATGCCGTGAACGTTTCGCCTTTTGCAATCTTGCAGGGGTAATATTTCACCGATTGTGTGCCGGGGTAGATGTTGCCTGGGATTAAATCGATGCTGGCGGTAGTTCCGGAAATGATTTCGCCCGGATTGTACGTGGACGATTCCGCCGGGAGCATCGCCTCGAACTGTTCGGCGGTGGGTTCGTTGCCGGCTCCGAACATCAAAGTAAGGTCGACAATAAAAGGGCTTATTTCAAAATCGACACTAACACCTTCGGGGACTGGAGCATATACATTGCTTTTACATTCCTGCGTTAGCGTCATGACTTCTAGCCCATCAGTAAAATTAAGCCCCACACCGCCATCCAAATTGTCGAATCTCAAAGGTACATTTTCACCTATCTTCTTGGCGATATACTTGTGCCCTTGCACTAATCTAGCACTCCCTACAATACACCATGCGATTCCACCGGTGGCAGTACCACTCAAAAACAACTTTCCATTCTCTTTTTTTGAAACAGTAACCCCTCCTCTCGTTATCAACGCAGCTCCGGAGGTGTCAATCTGCTGATTCCACACGATACTCTTGCCGCCAACCTTATCCACGCTCACATATTTCGCCCCACTCGGTGCCGTTCTGCTTGCGGCTTCGCCCTCTTCTGGCAGAATGTCATAGGTCTGCCCCTTATTCAGCTTCATCAGGGCGTCGATTCGATTCTCCTGCTTCCGGTTTTCTGCCGTCAAATTGTCGCACTCGCCCCGTAAGTGGTCCACCTCGGTTTGCAGGGCGGCGGCGTTCTCATTGTACTCCGCCACCTTTGCGGTGTGATTGCTGTTATAGGCTTCCAGCTTCACCTCGGCGTTGCGGTTGTAGTCGCTGGTGCGCTGTTCGTCGTTGGTGTCGTAGGTGGTCAGCTTCTCGGCGGCGTTGGCGTTGTATTTGGCTAACTTCAAGTTGTGATTGTCGTTGTATTCGGCGGTTGCAGTGTCAACAACCTTCCGGAATTCTCCGACCGCTCCGCTTGATACGCCCTCCATCAGCTCAGTTTTCTCCGCATCCGTGAAATAGTCCACGCCCTTTTTCGGCGTAAACTCTCCGGAATCGGCACGGCGCTTTATTTCTGCGATTGCGGCATCTGCTTTAGCCACGAGCGCATCAAAAGTTGTGCGCTCTTCCGCTGTGTAGACGTAGTCAGGCGGCTTTGGCGATGATTGCACGTTGAAGTTATACGCCTTGTAAGTGCCGTCGGAATAGCGCTCATAGCACGTTTTAAAGCCTGCAGTTTGCAGAAATTCGTCGGGAATTCGGCAGCGCTTGCCGTCCGTCTCAATTCTGATAATCTCATTACCCATCGGGTAATCTACAAACTGTGCTGTTGGTTGCAACTCTATTAGATACTGATTCACATCCCATTGGTAGAGCTGTTTTTCTGATTTCATTCTTGCTCCTTTCTATAGCATGGTTCCGTCGGTAATGTACGTAAATCCGCCAATGCAGTCATT